TCTATCTTATGATTAAACTTATTTAATTTCTCAGAATATTCCTCAGATAACAAATTTAAATTCTTATCTATTGCTTCCGACAAAGAATTAGCAAAAGAACTAGAAACAGTATCAGTTTGTTCCTGCAATTCTTCTACTTTAACTGGAGTTTCATCCTTTACTTTAACTGGAGTTTCATCCTTTATTTTTCCTCCAAATAATTCACCAGGTTTCTTTAATGCCACTTCTTTTCTATTATAAAGTCGATACTATAATATTTATTCTTCTTTAGTCATTTGGAAAAAAATCATCGTATCTTAATATGTAGTATATCACAATTGACACAGAAATCAATAGCAGTAAAACCATAATGTTTACACTATGAACTACTTCCATTATGCAATCATTAACATAGCTTTTCTTAACTCTCTAGAATGGTCTAATTCATCCTGTGCAATCTCTGCAATCTTTGTATCTTCTGGATGATATGCACTATACTTTACATAAGTTTCATATGCATGTTTCTCAATTTTCATATTGATGTCATAAGCGTCCACAGGATCAATGAGATAGTAAACAACCATGATCCAATAATAAAGTAGAACAAGATGCTTGGCAAAAAACCTGTCGATCCAATACTTGTTCCCCTCCCTAAGTTCCATTTCTTCCAGATGTTCGGTTTCATTAAGTGCCTGGTAAAAGTGTTCTTTCATTAAGTATACATGATCTTCTCCACGGAGTCCTAAAGATTCACGAAAATGTAACACACTAATAAACGAAAAATATGGTGCTCTTGCAATAACTTCTAATACCCAGAATCTTTGGAAATCCCTACCCCTATAAAGAAAATCTAAAATATAGATTGTGGTATCTAAAACCAATGTATTGAATTTCTTCATATCTGTTTTGTATCTATAAGTATATATACTTATAATGTTATCTTAACATACTTGTCCTATTTGTAAACCGTAATCACATTCAGGTGGTACTATCAGGACAAATCCGATACCCATATTGAATACTCTTTTCATTTCTTGTAATGATATATTACCCTTTGTCATAATCTTCAAAAAGATATCAGGGTGAGTCCATGTATTCCAATCAATGTAAGGTTTCAACCCATTTGGTAAAACTCTAGTTATATTCTCCACCAATCCACCACCCGTAATATGAGCCATACCAAGTATGGGTATCTCATCAAGTAACATCTGTATGTGTTTTGCATAGATGATAGTTGGTGTTGATAACTCTGGATCGTGCATACCAATATCATTTATCAATGTATATCCATTACTATGAACTCCACTACTGGGTATACCAATAATTTTATCCCCCCGTGTAATCTTACTACCATCAATTATTTTATTTTTCTCAACGATACCTGTACAGAAACCTGCAAGATCAACTTCTTGAGATGATGTATGTTCAGCAGTTTCTCCACCTAATAATTCACAACCAGCTATCTCACAACCCTTGACAATTCCTTCCATAAGGAGATCAACTTTATAATCTACACGAGGAGTAGATATGTAATCTAAAAAGTATAAAGGTTTTGCACCACAACAGATCACATCATTGACACACATAGCAACAAGGTCAATACCAATAGTGCTATAGTCTGCTAGTTTTATTTTGGTGCCGACACCATCAGCACCAGACACTAAAATAGGTTCCTCATATCCACGAGGAACCTCAAACATACCACTGAATCCACCAATACTTGGTGCCTTTAATTTTAATCTTTCAACAAAAGCATTACCTGCTTCAATATTTACATTATATTTCATTAGTCACGTTGTCGCCAATCATCTGATCTTTCTTGATGAAACCAGTCTACAATTTCATCAGGTGAACCGAAACCCCTACGGTGATTACTTGAATCGGGGTCTCCAATATTCAAGTTATTCAGAAAAGAATCATTCGGATTTGTTGATAATCTTCTTGCCTGTTGCAACATTCCTCTAGCACTTGTGTTTGCTTTTGACAATTTCTGTGCCCATATCATATCATCTATGCTAACCTCTGTTCCTGCTGCTATAGATTTACATATACCTTCTAAACGAAGACGATATTGTGTTGATAACATAAACTAATGTATACTATTAGTATTATCTATATGTAAGCAAAAGACGGGATAAAAATTATTGCCATTGTTATGATTCCAAGAATAATTATGGACGATCTAATTGGTAAATCTTTCATTTTATCTCCTCAATTTTATCTAAGGAAAAAGGATGCTCGTGTAGATACGGAACATCCTCTCTTGCAAATTTTACGGCTTCAAATGCATCCTCTGCATATTCACCTATTTCGTGATACTCATTTAATTGGTCGTGCCAACCAAGTGTGTAATGGGACATGATAGTTTCAACTCCAGTACAATAATATTTATTATACTGAGTAAGTATTTTTACGCAACTATATGAGGGCTCACTAACATTCCTTGTTTAATTCCTCTGCCATTCCACCACCTATTTCTGCACCTTGATTACCTGAGAACATTGTCACCCAACCAGCAGCAACCCAACCAACAATAGGAATACTAGCAACACTAGGGGCAAGCTGAGCACCAACACTGGAACCAACCAACCTTCCTGTGTTTTCTCCTCCTCCGATTGCTTTGATACATGCTTCGGATCTTGAATTTCCTTCTGTAACGTGGATTGGTTTTGTGTGAACTGCACCGTCCATCGTGTACTGTTCAGAGATTTTCTGAGTGTTGTTAGCCAATCCCAGAAACCCACCTTTGGTTTTTATATCCCGTTCCACATGCATCACCTTTGGATCGTTTGCACGATAAGAAATTCTATATCCTTCCTTTGTTACTTCTGCATTGTATGACGTATAAGGTCCTACGGGTACATTAATACTTGGTAGTTGACTCTCACGATTCATAAGACTGCCAATCATACCAACATGAGATAAACCGATTGCTCCACCGAGTCCAATAACAAATAGTCTACCCCATTTCACATTCTTTTGTTCACTCATTTATTTTCGGGTGTAATTTTCACGGGTGCTTGCTCAATACGAATAGTCTGTGCAGGGGCAGTTTGAGATGCTGCTGCAATTAACTTCTCCATATCTCCTTTGCTTACACCACCAGATCCACCACTTTGTGCTCCTCTTTTTGAAGTTGTGACACCAAATGTAGCGAGAACTCCCGTAAAGACCGAAGCTATGAAAGTTGGATCTAAATCTTGTTTTGGAATTTTAAGGGCAGAGGGTAACTCCACATATGCTAATGTTAAAATTGCACCACTCCACACTAAAATACCTAAACGCACAAAAGTTGAAAGAATCATCATCTGCTCTTCTTTGTCTTCAGATGCTTCTTTCAACTTACTAAAGAGACCCTTTTTCTTAGGGTCTTCTTTTAGCACTTCTTTTTCTTTTTTATCGTCTGCCATTAGATTAATGCATATAATCTATATAGCGCAGTTTTATTTAAAACTTAGGTATGCCAAATCCTGCATCAGGGGTAGCCTGAGTTGGTGCATCAGCATCAGGTGTCATAGGTAGTTGTAATGAACCACCAAGTGCTCCAGTACCAAGTCCAGATGGTAAGACAGATTCCATTATCTTGCCTTTGACATTTTCGATAATTGCATCCTTCCGTACATATACGTACCCAATAGTACCCACGACGGTGAGAGATACAACACCACTAGCAATAGCGATTCCATTGACAATTTTCTGTAACATGATTTTAATTAATACAAATTATATATCATACTCGCTTCCTTCTCCAATATATGCCATTGAGATTATATCTTCATTCAAATCTTTATGATTTGCCATAATCCATTCATCAAACTCTTGACGTATTGAATCACCATTCATTACATCTTCAAAATTACCACGGGCACAAAGTTCACACATTCTGTCTATTGACCAGTAATATGTTTCATTCACCGTTTTTTTCAAAGTTGCCATAATCTTTACGCATATATCTGCCGAGTATGTTGCTATTATAGTACTTTGGCGTCCCGTCGTCAAGCGACTCCATTAACACATTGTTAATAAACAATTGTTTTGTTTCTTCGTAGTTTACTTTTCCAAGGGTTGTGTGGAGTGAGAGGATCTCTCTTCTGAAAGAATCTCTGCCATGAGTTCTAATATCCTGTTTAAGCTCCTCAGAACTTCCGTAGTACTTCTTCCAGTCTGATTCACTTGTAACTCTTCGTTTCGCTCCCCTTGGTTTTCTTTTCTGCACGAAGTATTTTCTTCCGATGTAGGACCTCTGAGTGTTGGTGTTGGTGATGCAATAGACGAACCCGTAATAATCCCCGATATCGTCAGAGGTAAAAGGACGACCTTCATAAATCCAAGGGTTTTCATAATCAACTTCCATCCTATAAAGATTATTTCTTTATATATCTTGTTTCATCCAGTCTAATACTTCAGCAGGTAATTTACCTGCTCTTGGTGCAGATGCATCTACTGTATGTGGGTCCATCTCACCCTTGGGGAGATAAGTAAGTTCACGCAATGACCTAACTGAGGGATCAGTTGTAACATTAGTGGGAAGTCGTCCAAGAGCGACGTTATCGAAATTAAGTTGATGTCTGTCAAATGTAGCAAGTTCATATTCTTCTGTCATAGATAAACAATTTGTTGGACAATACTCAACACAGTTACCACAGAATATGCAAACTCCAAAGTCAATTGAATAATTACGAAGTTCTTTCTTCTTCGTTTGTTTATTCATTACCCAATCCACAACAGGTAGATTAATAGGGCAAACTCTGACACACACTTCACAAGCGATACACTTATCAAACTCGTAATGTATGCGACCACGATACCTTTCAGATGGTATGAGTTTCTCGTATGGATACTGAACTGTTACAGGTCTTCGACCCATATGATCGAGAGTTACAGAAAATCCATCCAACAAATACTTTGCTGCATTATAGATTTCTTTTACGTAACTTGTTACTTGCTTTAACATAGCAGAGTATCGTCTATACTTATTATATACTACTATCTATAATTCGTCAATCGTAGGTATTTTTACTCGACCACTTTAATGTAA